GTTTAACAGTTCTACCTCTCTGACCCTTTATTAAGTAACCAGTTACACCAATTAAGTCGGATAAGTAAAAAGGAATTACCGCATCGGTGGTTGCAACAACAACCAAATCATCAACTTTATATTCTCCTTTTTTAGTTATGGCATTCCAACCATTAACCATCACAAGTTCTATGTTATCCGCCCCTTCTATTGGCTTAACCTCTCCGATTGCACCAACATAACATACACTATTTAAATTTTCCATTTCTTATACTTTTTCAAATTCTTCTTTAACTAAACTTATTTCTTCGTCCAACTTTTCAAGTTCTTTGATCATCATTTCTTTTATAATCTCTTTATCATATAATCTCACTTCACCTGGCGTTCGGAATTTACCTCCATACGCATAATTAATCGTAACCGCCAAACTACAAGATTTAAGTGCGGATTCCAATTTATGTTTCCGTGTTTTTAACCTTTCAAGGTTTTCTTTAACTTTTTTTGCTTGTTCAAATTTTTCTAATTCCATAACTTTATTTTTATACTGTATGTTCAATTTTAACTCTTACACAATTTTGTTCCATTCTATTTAAATGTCGGTAATTGTTGATGTAACCCATCATATTACCCGACCCTACTGCGTTTGCAGAATGAACCACAACCTCAACAACAGGTTTACCATCTAACCATTGATTCACTAACCATTTAGTGCAATCCATACCTGTTTTTTCTGTAATGTTATCGTAATCAATTGTGTAATTTGTATAAACATTTCTTTTCCATTCATCAATTGCACTATCACCCAAATCGTGATCCAAAGATATTAGTTCAATGTTCTCCAAACCAATCTCATTTATTTTTTCAACAAACTCATCGTAAGAACGAACAACGATCCAACTTGGGTCTACCGGTGTACGAACATCATCTAGATAGATTCTGTATTTTTGTTTTTCTAATTCCATATCACAAATATATTAATTATTTTTTAATCTTCACCATCTTCTTCAAGATAATTTATCTTCATAGATCTTGGTTCAGTAAAATCCCACGTCTTACTTTCAAACTCTGTAACCCATTCATTAAGATCCTCTCTTGTCCATATTGGCGCAAAAGAAGGACGATATTTAAATGGTAAATTTTTACTTTCATCCCACTCATCAAGTCGTTGTGTTACATCATCAATAAAGTTTTTTTCTTTGTTATATTTAACCCAGTCACGGTAATCATCTTCTGATTTAATAAACATAACGTCACCATAGTTTTCAAACTCCATTTCAGGAAATTCTAAATTTGGATTGTTGGTATAAACATCAACAATACCATTGTCACCGTAATATGAATCACAAAGTTCTTTTAAACCATATAAACTACTTGGTTTTTCTTCCCAAACGCTACCGAACTGACGAACAGAACAGATATACAAATACCCATCTTCATAGGAATGTATTTTTCCTTGAATTTCATTTCTTAATGAAATAAGTTCGTCCATTGTTAGTTTGTCTAAATTCATATTGCGTATTTTCTAATTAGTTTGAATATCTCTGTAATATCTGTAAATTCAGATGGTGGACTATCGTTTCTACCCGGTAAAAATATTAAAGTAAAACCGTGATTTCCTTCAAACTTTTCAGTAACTCTTTTACCACAGATTTCAGTAATATATACCCAAGGAAAGTTTCCTGATAGTTTTACATCAATACCGATTTTTTTCAATCTTTCTACAAATACCGTGATCTTATCACCAGTTAATTTTGTGCTTGTTTCTGTTTCCATATCTACATATGTTCCAAATTTAGTTTCTATTGTTTTCATCTTTACAAATATACGTATTATTTTCTAATAATGTTTACTACTTCTATTCTTAATTTAATTTTTCACCTATTCTAACTATACCTTCAACTCTTGCAATGTTATTTGAACAATCGTCATGAGTTTCTTTTACACCATTTTGAATAATGTCATCAACACCCCACTTAGCAGTACGCCGTAGTGTGCCAATAGTCTCTTTCACTCCATTTTGAATGGTGTCTTCAACCTCATTATTTTGTTTTGGAGATTCAATTTGATGAACTACTTTACCTTTCATTTCTATTGAACCCAAATAACCACTAGGTGTTGTTTCTTTCACCCCATTTTGAATGGTGTCTTCAACGATGATATTATTACTGTATAAAAACCAATCGGTGTGTTTCACCCCATTTTGAATGGTATTACCAACTCTACCACCACGTTTTCCACACATACTTTTGGTATCCTTTATTCCATTTTGAATGGTGTCTTCAATTTCTTCTGTGAATTCGTCAGACCAATCATATTCATGAGGAATTTTGTCTGAGTAGGTGTTTTTCACCCCATTTTGAATGGTGTCTTCAACTTTTGTATTCCTTCTTCCATCATAACAATCGGTGTGTTTAACCCCATTTTCAATGGTATCTTCAACATGTGTTTTACATCGTCTTTTTTCGGACAAGGTGTGTCTCACCCCATTTTGAATGGTATCTTCAACAGGTAACTGACGTTGTCCCTCCACTACATAGGCGTCTTTCACCCCATTTTGAATGGTGTCTTCAACTTTAGAATCTTGACTGATTATGGTGCTTTTGGTCATCCTTACCCCATTTTGAATGGTGTCTTCAACGTCAGAGTCATCAGGCCTCAATCCCTCCTCGGTGTGTTTCACCCCATTTTGAATGGTGTCTTCAACAGAGAAAGTCAAGGGAATTGGGTTTGAATGGGTGTGTTTCACCCCATTTTGAATGGTGTCTTCAACTGAATTAATATTTAAGAATCTTGACTCAAACCATTTTTGAATAAGGTCTTTATCTTCAACACAATCCAAACCAATTAACTCCATCTCATCTTTAAAGAAGTTATAGTTATACCATAGAGTTTGGTCCTTTGTAAATTCAACAACCCATTTCATCTCATTGGTAAAGATTAACCACAAACTATCGTTATGATTATATCTATCAACCCCTTGACTTGCATCGTCAAACAATTTAAAGATAATTTTTTCTAATTTTTTTCCTGTTGGGTTTCTCATCTTAATACATGTCTATGAATTACTATAACTAATTTACCATCGAATAATGCTCGGTCTGTTTGAATGTCAATATTCATCATACCCAAGTCTTCCTTGAGTCTATTAGATTGAACTTCAACTTCGTGTTCAGCATCTTTTTCATTTTTGAAAAACCCAAAGTAGGAATCACAAGATCCGGTCTTATCGCACACTCCGTAAATTACTTCTCTTTCTTTCATATTTTATTTTTTTTTAAATTATTATCATATACTTCTTAAAAATCCTTTTTTATATGCAATATAATCTTTCTCATACTTATATGGCCAAGCAATTAAATAAGTGTTTCTATCACTTTTTGGATAGCTGAAAAGATTGTTTTTTAATTTCTTTTTAAGCTTTCTCGGTAATCTGAACTTTTTGTTTTTTTGATCCATAACATTCTAATTTTATATTTTTAACATTCCATAAATCTTTAACACCTTCGGTCATATGACAATTGTGTTGTTTGCCAGTTCTTTGACCAAATTCAACAATCATATCATTATGACGATTCTTAATAACGTGGGGACATTCTTTGCACGGTTTTATCATATATTACAAAGATAATAAAATTTTTCTAATAAAAACAAAAACCCCCACTTTTTATTTGGGGGTTTTATATTCTTTTTATGACTTTAATTTAATATTACAAAGATATTTTCTTATTTTATTATTTGTTTTATTACTTGTGTTGAAAAATTTCCGTTACTTACCTGAACATAATAAATTCCATCCACCATATTTAATCCTCCAATATTATATAAATTAATACCTGAAACAATATTAATTTCTTTATTAAGTATTTCAGATCCTTTTGTGTCTTTAATTATTAGTTTTCCATCACCAACCATATTTTTATTGTTTAACACAACTTGAAAAGATCCTGAACTTGGATTAGGAAATATTGAAAAGTAACCTTTTTTGTTTTCACTACACATAACATTTATTGGTCCATACTCTTTTGATTGTCCATCAATATCATATTGAAGAAGTTTATAATAGTTATCCCCGTCAATGGCGTTTTCATCTTTTGTGGTATAAGTCAATTCTTCTGTAGAATTACCAGCCGAATTTAAAGTGGTTAATATTGACCAATTTGAACCATCTCTTGATTTAAAAACTTCAAAATAATCAGAATTATGTTCGGTTGCCGTTTTCCAAGTTAATGATATTAAATTATTATCACACACCCCCACAAAACTTAATAGTTCAACAGGAAGAGCACCATTAGTAACAATATTAAAAAATCTAGTTTGAGTCCCACATCCATAAGCATTACTGGTAATAACTCTAGCCGAACCATTAGTTGTTGTCTGTGGCCAAGTAAATGTTATTGATGGAGAGTTAGAGTTAGGAACGTTTATCCATAGTGGTGCAGTTACGGACTCGGTGTATGCCCATTGATACGATGCGTTTGCAATCGGTGTTATTGAATAACTTTCTTGAGTTCCGGCAATTATGGTATTATTACCAGATATTGTAGACACAAAACCAACAGAAGGATTTACTGTTATTGTTGTTGATACTGATGATGAACATCCATTTACCGTTGCGGTTAATTGATAGGTCTGTGTAGTTGTAGGAGAAGCAAATGGACTTGGGGCACTTGAATTTGAAAGTCCGTTTGAAGGTGTCCATAGATATGTTGGCGAAGAACCAATAACGTTAGATATCAATTGGGTATTTGATCCTTCACATATCGTATTGGTTACCGCACTTATGGTTACCGTGGGATTGAGATTAACTGTTATTGTTGTTGAAGCACACCCACTACTAAAAAGTCCTCCATTTAGATTTCTTGCATAGTATGTGGTGGTTGATGCAGGACTTACCGAAATGGAATTTCCAGTTGACACGAAAGTTGATGCACAACCTCCTACATACCAATAAACCACACCCACAGCACCATTTGCGGTTAGGGTAGTAGATGACCCATTACAAATAGTATTTTGTGTTGCAGATATTGAGGTTGGATTTGCTGGTGGTGGTGACATGCAACTAAGACCAACATTAAAAGAACTATTGGATGAATATCCATGAACCAATATGTAGTAATTTGTTCCTACTGTGGAAGTCCATGAAAATGAAGCAGACGAACTGCTACATGCAGGACCATAATCATCGTTTCCACCAACACATGATAATGTAGAACAATTAGGACCACTAAAAACAGATATTTTACTATCCCATGCCGTCGCACAAAGATTTGCGGTCATAATTTGTCCATTTCCAAAAACAACATACCAAACACCTGGTTGTGTTTGACTTATAGAACAAAATCCAGCTTCACCTGTTCCTGAATTGGTAGCATTTACTGTAGTTCCTGATAGTGACTGACTACAAGTAATGGCCGTTGCATTACATACTAAATCATTTGATGGAGGAGGTGTTGCAACACACGACAAGCACTCAATATAATCGGTTCCACACGAAGACGCAGTTCCGCAATTTGAATTTGTATTATAATGAACATAATATGTTCCTGACACAGGAGCGGTCCATGTTAGTGGGGATGCTCCTGAAGCAACTACGGTTCCTCCTGGCGTTGTGTGTCTTACTGTAATCCAACCACCTAAACTATAACTCGATCTGTATTGGTTTCCCGCCACCACACTAGTAAAGGTGGTGTATTCACTCTGAAAGGTACATGTGCTAACATAAAAAAGTCCTGGCGTTGATGGCATAGTAGCCGTCATATAAGGGGAAGTATTGGTACAAGGTCCCGGTGCCACTGATGCACAACTTCCTGCAACTATATGACCTCCTGAAGTTGAGGTTCCAGCAAGTGGTTGGATAGTATTGATTATAGTGGATCCTGCACCATTAAGAACTCGTATACGCATTTCAGAAGGATATGATCCTGATGATGTGCGGTACACTCGTATTGTTGCCCCTACCGCGGCCGTAAATGTAGAAGAAGTAGGCCCTAATCCTACGCAACTTAATCCACTTAAAACGGTAACCCCGTTAACGGAAACGGCTACAGTTCCTCCATTCCATCCATCCCCGTATGTGTCGGTTCGTTGTATTGTATGTGAACATGATTGAGAAAATAAGAAAGACGAAAATAGGACAAAAATCCCAAGTAGTATATTCTTCATAGTAAAAATAAATAAATAAAGTTATTTACTCTCTTGAAGAATCTTTTTAGGAAACCCCCATATTCCACGGGCAGGTTGAGTTCACTAATAAATACGAATATAATTGGGATTAGTGGTTAATAAATCCTCGTATTGAGCAAACTATGATTTTACTTTATTATTTAACTATTTTTACAGTATCAACAGGAATTAAAATTACGGGGGTAACACCTCTTTTAATAAAGTTAAGTTGTTTTGCGGTCCCATAAGTAAGATCAATAATAAACTTAGAACTTTTAGGTAGTCTGTCGTTAACTTTAACATAACAAACTGAGTCATTAATTGTGTTAGTAACTTTTAGAATTGTTCCAAACTTAAAGTATTTGTGGGCGGCAGTTAAACTATCAGCATGAAATCTTTCGCCCGACGCAGTTAATCTTCCTGTCCAATGTTGTCCATAGTAACTTGCGGTTCCTTTATATTCAGGTGAAGTTAAAATAAAAGATAATAACATGAGTGGTATAAAAACCAATAATTTATTTAAGATTCCAATTTTTGTATTTTGTTTCAATTTTTCTTTTACCGTATTTTTTTTCCATTATTTGTTGGTGAAGTTCCCAATTGATAATTGATTCACTAACTTGTTCATCGTCTTTTGCCATAGCATATAATTTTGATATTTTCTTTAACATTTTATTTGCAACATATTGGAAGTTTTCAATTTCATCTTCAAAAAATTTGGTTGGGGTTTTTTCGTATTTCATAACATATTTCAAAAACTTTTGTCTAATTGCATCTGTCTTTTGAATTCCCTCCAAATTTCCTTCTAACCCTGGAGGTAAAATGCCAAGTTGAGTTCCAAATTTTATAACATCATCCATCCCATGTTCCGTCATTGTCATAAACATTTGCATTCTATTATTAACTAAATCGATATAAGCAACTTCTAATACTGCATTAATTTTTTCATCTATTGTCATGTCGGATGGGTCATCACCAATGTGTTCAATAAGTGCATCTAATCTATCTTCACTTTCTTTTAATCTATTGATGAAGTCTTCAAATGTGAAGTTTTTAATTTCAACAAGTTCTTTATAAACTACATTATTTTCTAAAAATTCTTTGAATTGTGACTTTGTAATATTTTTTCTTTTTAATTTGTAAGCCACTTCAGTTGGTCTTACAAGATTTTCAATACCAGAAATATAATACAAGTATCTAAAAAAAACTCTATCAATTACCGGTATTCCAAAACTACCTCTTCTTTGTGTTGCTTGATATTCGGCGTCTTGACCAATTAAACCAAATTGTTTTGATTGTTTATCGTATTTGTGTTTTATTTCATGAGCTAAAGATGCAACATGTTCGTCTTTCTCTTCTTCCATTTTTTCAATAAGGCCTTCAGGTTTCCAATTTTCACCAACAGCAAATGTTATTGTTAATTCCAAAATTGTTGAAGGTTCGTTTTCTTTCATATAAACATCCCTATTAAATCCAAAAGCACCTCCCATTCCCATTGAGATAATATCTAAGACCCCTTCTTCATCTTCAATCTCCTCAATTTTTACAGTAAGAGTATATGAATCAATTTTGATTTTTTTCTTATCGCCTAATTCAAATTCTAATTCACCATCAAATTTATACTCATCTTGAATGTCTCTTATTGATTTGATGTCTCTTTCAACAATGTCGTATAACATATCGGCAGCGTCCAAAATATTATCTGGAACCCCTAAAGCTTCGTTAATTAAATTAAGTTGTGATTCTGTTATAATAATTTTCATATTTATAAATATATTGGAGTTATGATTTAACCCACAAGATCAATAATAACATCTAAGTGGTGATCTCCATTCATCTCGGACTCAACACATCGTTTATCCATCATATGAACAATCTCACTTATACTATACGGATAAAGATTATTACCATCCATACCAACATCCATTTTTTTACCTTTACCAAATCTTTTATTTCTTGGTAGGTGTACGTGACCATGAAGGTGAATCGAACCTTTATTTAGTTGGTTCCAACTTGATAATGGATAATGTGATAACACAAAATCAACACCACCAATATTAACCTCCAAGTAGTTTTGAATAGATAAAAATTTATCGTTGTTGTTCTCTCTATTTTTTTTTATGTTCTGATCGTGATTGCCCAAAACAAGATGAACGTTTTTACAAACTAAACGACCCAAAAATTCTCCTATCTTTTCAACACCACCAAAAGCCACGTCACCCAAGTGAATTAAAGTATCATCAGGCCCTACCTTCTCATTAATATTATCAACAATAACACTATTCATTACATCCAAATTAGGAAAATCTCTGGTTGCATCAATTGGAATATCACCATCTATGGTTCTCCAAACCGTAACTCCACGACATATGTTTTTGTGCGAATAGTGCGTATCTGAAGTAATCCATACCTTACCACTAGTTAATATTTTATCAAATTTCATTTCTTATATTTTTATCTCAAAACGGTTTTTCATTAATTGAATCTTATCTTCAGGAACTCCGTGCTCATTAACACCACCATGCCTATTTTCAATAACAATTGAAAATATTTTATACCCATGATGTTCGGCCATTTCAAAATATGGTTTCATTTCCCACTCTTGGGTAAAGGTATTAGATACAACAATCCTCTTGTTAAGTCCTGCGGTCAAATTTAATATCATTGCGGTGTTAACAATATTTTGACACCAATTGTGAGCTTCCTTTAATTTACTACCATCAAATTTATATTTGCCATCAACCATAAAAAATTGGTCAGCCTCAAAATGTGTTCCACCCAAAGTTTTTGCAAATGTCGATTTTCCTGACCCTGGTATTCCTCTAACCAGATATATTATTTTTTCCATATTACAAATATAATAAAAAATATTTTTATTTACCATAATTTTACTATATTAAAAATATGACATTAAATGAAAATTATTATTATAAAGTGGAGGGAAATATAACTATTTGGCCAGGAATTAAATTAACAATTAATGATAAAACAAATAATAATGAAATTGGAAGAATATTTATTTTAGATATTGATGTAATGTATGATCATGACGTTAAAATAAAAAAAATCTTAGAGACCATAGAAAATTATACAACTTATGATTTTTTAAAAGAAAGTGTAACATTGTTTTTACATAATTTGTATATTCAAAAAGAATATAGAAATTTGGGGTTAGGAAAAACAATCAGAGGATATACTGAAAATTTAGGAAAAAAATATGGGTATGAATATTTATCATCAATAACAAAAAAAAACAATATTTTTTCACAAAAAATTAATAAAAAATTAGAATATAAAATTCTTAAATCTGACAACGATTATGATTTTTTTTATAAAAAAATATAATTATTAAACCAAATCAGCATATTGACCACTGAATGGTGCTCCACCTGTGCCTGTGCCTCCACCACCTACAATTGGTTTATCATACACTTTTTTATCTTTTTTTGTTTCTGTTTCTGTTTTTTTTCCTAATAATGTTACAAGATATTGGTTTTCCCCATTGATTTTAGGCGTTAACGTTATGCTTTCTAAAGGTTGACCCGCGTATTTTCCAAAATAAGCCGCAAATTTATAATTTAACCCATCTAAAACGATATTATACCCACCACCCTCTGAATAATCTTTCATAATATAATTTTTTCCCCAGTACATAAATGGTCCATTTTTACCATCATCTAATATAGCACCATAGGGTTTTAATTTTTCAAACAAACCATTCCAATATTTATCAGGATCTGTTCCTGAACCACCCCAATTTAGATTTGTTGCTGCTGGTGTTGCTGCAGCTGGTGTTACTGGTTTCCAACTTAAATTAAAAGACATAGGTTTTATAGTTAAATTTTCACCATTTTTGTCGTACCCTTTAGAAAAAGTTAAAGTTCCTCCAGCCACTTTAAAATAACCGGCAATTATATTTGCGTATTTTATCATAAGATCACCCTTTTTTAAAAAAATAATATCCATTAATTTTTTAAAAAAATTACCTATACTTGATGGCCAATTATTTGCATACCAATAAGGTGTAAACTTAGCGGCCTCAGTAAATTGGTCTTTGGTTTTTAGAAGTTTTAATTGAGCGAACAAATCACCAAAACAAGAATTACCGTCCACAAGATTTGAATTACATGTATCATATAATTTATTAATTTTTTTTCCGATCCGTTCCGCATCTAGTTTTTCAGTTTCAGTCATTTCATTTAATCGACCCTTGTTTTTTCCTACTTCTTTACCAATTAAAATTTGATTCAAATTCCTATATTGTCTTTCAGTTAAAATTATTTTTCCCATATCTTTTTTTATTGTTGCATTAAAGTCATTATGTCATTATCGGTTAAAGTTCCACCAACAGGTATTGTTGGGTTTAATCCAGATGATTGTGATGTTGTGGTTGTGGCACCAACTTTAGCTAATTTTGGTAAATTACAAGCGGCAATAACGGCCTTTGTTCCTGATCCAAGTTTACTATCTTCTTTTAATTTAAAGTTTCCTTCTGATCCCGTTCTTGCGGCAGGGAAATTAACTAAAGCCGCGTTTAAAATATCGGGTTTACATTCATCGTTCATCCTGTATTGAATCGCTAATGCACAGTCTTGAATGGTTCCTGTTTCACAAGCCCCTCTTTTATATCTAGTTGGTTTCTCTTGTTTATTAGATCCAGCGTTAGAGATAGGAGCTTCATAAAAATAATCACCACCAACACCCCAAGTTTTTGATGTTGTTATTCCACTAGAAATTGTTACTGGATCGTCTGTAACGGTTCCTCTAAAAGGTGTGGTAGACATTACTGTATATCCCGTATCTTTTTTATCTGGTGTAAGAAGTTTATATTCATATCCTTGTCCACTACCAATATATGGCCCATCGGGTAATTGTATTTTAACCGTTTGAAACTTTTCTTCTGTCAATATTTTATTTTCAGGTATATATAAATTTTTAGTTGCGTTTTTATGCATATTTATAATACGGTCCTTTTCATTTTCATTAATTACAAATAGATTTTTTTTCATAAATGTTTTATAATAAATATAATAAAAAACAAAAAAAGGTGAATTTCTCCACCTTTTTTTTGTTGACATTGAATTTAATCAATAACTCCACCACTTTGTTTTAAAGATAAACAAAGAAACTATTCTTTATACATCCAAATTTTCAAAACATTTTGTCCTGTAAAATAATTATTAAATTGACAATTTATAATTTCACCTTGTGTTATATTGTATTCATAAATACCACCACTTATGTGTCCCCAAGGAGTGTTATTTAATGTCAAGGTATAGTTTAAATTATTTGGATAAAAATTATATGTTGATTGAAACCCATTAAAACTATAAACATTGTTAGATAAAAAAACAATTGTATCTGATCTTAATTCTTGATCAAAGTTTGTATTCAAAACCTTTTTAATAACCCAAGTAGTGTTTTTTAAACTAACTGTTGAGTCAACAAAAGTTGTGTCTGTAATAATTGGCTGTGGGTCTAAAGGTATCTGAGGTGTAATATCTTCCTTATAACAAGAAGATAATAACATAATGCTAACCAATAAATAAAAAATATTTTTCATATTATACTAATGTTTCAATTTTGTTTCTAACTTGTTCTCCAATCGTTACCTCTTTAACGTTTGTTAATATTACAGAGTCTTTTAATATTCTATGAGGAATGTGAACCAAAAAAGTATTCCCATCATAAAAAGATAAATCTTGATTTAAATTTAATGCCCCATCAACCATTTTTAAAAAAATTTTAAACTGCACTTGGTCAACAAAAGATTCGCTAAGTAAAGTTCCAAAATTTTCATTTAGAATATTAATAGTATGTTTAAAGGTGTTTTTTATCATATGTTTTTTATTTAATACAAATATACAAATAATATGCTTAACTAAAAACTATTTTAAAATTTTTTTTAATAAATCCATTAGTTCTTCATTATTTATAAGAATAACGCCGGCCCATTTTTTAAATTTAATCATAGATATTTATAAATATGAACGTAGTTATAAATAACAACATTTTTAAAGTAATACCATTGTTTACATCAAAAGATATTCAACAAGGTATGATGGGAAAAAAATTTGACGGTAGTTTTGACGGTATGTTATTTTTTATGGATAAAGGACCTCATTCTTTTTGGATGAAAAATTGTTTGGTTTCTTTAGATATTATATTTATTGATGGAAAAAAAATTAACGTAATACAACACCAATGTAAACCATGTAAAACGGAAGAATGTCCAAGTTATGAAGGTTATGGTGATTTGGTTTTAGAATTACCAGGTGGAACTTGTGAGAAATATAATATAAATGATGGTGATTTTATAGATTTTGAATAAAAAATACTATAAATCAAAATTTAATTGTTTTTTATCATCAACAAATGATTGAACTCGTTTTCTTGCAACATCACAATAATTTTCAGACAATTCAATACCTAACCAACGACGATCTAAAATCTCCGCCGCTACCATACTAGTTCCTGATCCTGCAAATGGATCCAAAACCACATCATTTTTGTATGACAATATCTTAATTGCTTTTGAAGGAATATCTAAACTAAAAGTCGCCTTTGTTAATGATTTAGTGTCGGCAAAATAGTTCCACTGACCAAACACAAGTTCCATAAACTCTTTCTTATCCTTCTCCTCATACACCACTTTCTTTTTTATAGTCCCATCCTCCTGTTCAATTTCAGTAGGTATTCCCTTCCATTGTGGTTCTCCTTTAACTTTTTTAATGTGTTGTTTTTTATAAGCCAATATTACACACTCTTTAGGGTTATAAATATAAGGGCTAGACGGACTCATCCAAGAACCCCAAGCTGTTGTCTTACTTCTATGTGGTGATTGTTCCTCAAGATCAACGACCCCAAAAAATTTAAAACCAACCTGTTTCATTACCTGATAAAATTCTGAAACAAAAAATACTCTTCCTCCTCTACCTTGAACATTTGTTTCGTAAGGTATATTAATTGATACCCTCCCATCATCTTTAAGTAATCGGTAAGCTTCCTCTAACCATTCTTTTGTCCAACCCCAATAATCATCCATAGGTAAAGTATCAATATGGGTATCATAATTAATCCCACAATTATAGGGTGGCGATGTCACAACCAAATCAACACTACCTTCAGGTAAAGTTTTCATTACCTCAATACAATCCCCATTTATTATTTTTCCTGTTTCTATCATCTTATTTAAACTATTTCTGTAATTATCTGTGCTAATTTATATCCTGCGAATGCTCCTGCTGCCGCTGATCCAGGAAGAACTATAAACTTACCTAAAATTGTATCATACTTTTTCCTATTTACAATATACGAAATTAGAACGTAATAAACAATATAGTTTATTAAAACTAAAAAGTCCAGTTCTTTTGCCACAAACACAACAATAGAGTTCCCAAGAAACCCCCACATAAAATTTATGAGAGTTTCTCGTAGTAATTCACTTGGTGTTGTGATAGCATCTAAAACTGAGATTTCTTTACTAAATCCTGTTTTTTTCTTCAATTTTTTCGATGTGGTGTTCGAGGTACCATAGGGCTTTTCTGAGATCCTCGAGTTCGTTGTATTTTCCTTTCTTTCCTGCACGACTAATATATTTTACTGTATTTCCTAAACTAAATCCTAAATCCCAAGCATCAATCACCTTGATAGCTTCATATTCATTATTTTCTCCTCCATAATGGTTAGGATGATTAACTTGTTCTATTTTTATTGGTGGGCACTGACAAAGTTTGGTTTTACCTTGAGAGAATGCTTGATATTCCCATCCACCACATATACATTCTTGTTCCATTATTCTTCTCTATATTCTTTTAATAATTCTTTAACTGACATTGTTCCGTATTTCTTATTAAGACCATCTATATCAACAAATGATGTCATCATATGTTTTGTATTATATATTTGTTCTGTAATATCAAGTGATTTAACAATCTCACGGATGATCTTATAAGGATCGGCATTTGAACCTGGTCTTCTATCTTCAATATAACCCTTCCATTCTTTTGCTGTGTCCTTAGGAACTCTAATTGACGCCCCACGATCAGATACACCCCAACTGAATTTATCAATTGCCTGAGTTTCATATTCACCAGTTAATCTTAGATTGTTGTTTGATCCATAAACCTTAATATGATCTTCATGTCTTGATTCAAATGCGTTGAATAATGCCATGAAATATTCTTCGTTCCCATCATTTCTCATTTTATCTGTTGATAAGTTTGTATGAAGACCTGATCCATTCCATTCACCGTATTTTATTGGTTTAGGGTGAAGTTCAATCCCATACCCATATTTTTCAGAGATTTTATATAAAAAGTATCTTGTCATCCAAAGGTCATCACCACCTTTTAATTTACCTTGAGAGAATACTTGATATTCCCACTGACCTAAAGCAACCTCAGCATTTGTTCCGGTAATATCAATACCATAGTCCAAACAAATATTTGTATGTTCTTCAACAAAATCTCTACCTACAACATATTCACCAACACCACAATAATATTTACCTTGTGGTTTTAAGTTGTTTTCATCGTGACCTAAAACACATTTATTTTTTCTATCGTAGATAAAATACTCTTGTTCAAAACCAAACCAAAGATCTTCAAACCCTTCACCAATACTTGATCTTTTATTTGACTCGTGTGTTGTCCCATCAGGATTTAATACCTCACATAAAACATAAACCGTTGATGACATGTCTTTCACATAATGTCTAACAGGCTTTAAAATGAGATCTGAGTTTCCAGTTTCAGCCTGATTAGTTGATGACCCATCAAAATTCCATATAGGAAAATTCCCATCTAAAAATGCGTTTTTAACTGTATTGTATTCAACAATCTTAACTTTACTTCTAAGATTTGGCTCTGGTTTATATCCATCTAGCCAAACGTATTCCAATTTGATTTTCATATATTATTATTTATGTATTCTAATATTTCTTCTTCTGATTTTCCTTGATTGAATAGTCGATAAACGTTGAGTGAAAATTCGTCGGTGGTAAATACCGCATCAGCGTCTAGATAATTCATTATGTTATCCACATTATTAAGGATATGTTTTTTAGAAATTGTTCTTTTATTAAATCCCACTTTGTTTTATTTTTTTAATTCCATAAACCAGATCTCTAACCTTTTTACCCAAATCTGTATCGTTTGGATATTCCGCAATTAATTCTTTAATTATTTTATATACATCTATTTCTATCATACCATTAATTTAAACAATTAAATCTTCTTTGTCAAAATTTTATTGAATCCCGTTTTTATTTTGTGTTACTTG